TGTGTTTGATCATGACAATAATAATTTGCTACGTCTAAATGATATGTGTTATCAAAATAATTTGGAAACGGAGATGAATATGTAGAGAATTCTTCTTTTGATAATACCTCAGGTAGATCCTCAGCTCGATAATAGACAGGATATCTATAGCCGTATCTATGAAAATATGTAATTTGCCAAATTACTAGAGAATCAGTAATAGGTTGTGTTAAAATGTAATCATGTATTCTATTAACTTGTGTGGTATTTGACCCAGCACCAAGTGCCAAATTAACCAATTGAAGATTGTAGCGGTTGGCTATATAGCTTGGCCAAGATTGTAGTCCTTCAGTTAGGCTACACCCTAATGCCACTAAATTGGTTGGTTTGGTTATGTTGAAATACTCATTCATATAAGTATATTTAATGTCAGACACATTACTCTTAAATTCTAATTACGAGCCAATTAGCGTTTTACCTCTAAGCGTAATCAATTGGCAACATGCTATCAAACTCATGTACCTGGGACGTGTACACGTCATTGAAACTTATCCAGATTGGATAGTTCACAGTGAACGCTTGGCCATCAACGTTCCCAGCGTAGCAGTAACACGAGATTATTTCCATTACAAAAAAGCTGTCAAATTCAGTCGCTATAACTTGTACATGCGAGACCTATTCAAATGTCAATATTGCGACGATGTGTTTGACTACGACGAGCTGACCATTGATCATGTCATACCCAGAATGGCTGGTGGTAAAACCAATTGGGAAAATTGTGTCACTGCTTGCAAGGCCTGCAATCATGCCAAAGGCAGCAGTACCAATATCAAGCCACATGTCAAGCCATACCGACCTGACTATTACAGTCTGGTCAATCAATGGAAAAAGATGGACTTTACTGTAAAACAGGCATCATGGAATCAATACTTGGGATTGGACAAGCGAGTGGCCTAACGGCTACCGGGTAACTGTGGGCGGTTTTCTGGGCGTAGCTCAGGATGTTGTTTAAGATATGCTTCTATTTTTTGTTCCAAATGCCCGGCACCTTCGCCTAACCCACGTACCGGTTCAAAATTGATCATGAACCATAACCAATCGCCAGGGCGAGCATCGTATTTGTCTAACAGTTCGTTGCGGTAGTTGGCAGTATATGTAATGTTACTGCCTACTGGACTAACAATACCGCCTTCTGTGGCATGAGGGGTAGACGGAATTCCTGCTAATGCTCCACCTTCGCCTTCAATCAGTCCTGTAATACCAGCTAACTTTTTAATTTCTGCTAAATCTTGGGCATCCATCACAGCATCCGTATCACCAGTTTCGCCTTGGAGTACAAAGTTTTCACTGGTGATTCGATATTGTTTCATTAGTTAACTTTTTTAATACTTTCGTATTCGGCAGCCAAACGATCTTCCAACGTGTTGATAGATTCTGCCATGTGGCCATCAACTGGCATGCCACGAGCTGGTTTGGTCATACCATTGTCACCCAATGGGTGTGCTGGATACATACGCTTCTCACCTGAATCACCTTCGCCCGGATTCATAGTACTGGCCTTCATTGAGAAATACTTTTTCTTTGGACGGTTAGTTGGTTTGTCAGCTTCAGTTGGCTCATCTACTTCGGCATCGCCGTATTCGCCTTCTTGAACCGGAAACTCTTCGTCACCCAATTTAAAAGTATCTTTGCCAGCTTGTTTGGCTTTTTCTTTTGCATAATGCATAGGGCCAGCACCTTCAAATTCGGCTTCGGGATCTTCCTTGACTTCGTCTCTGTGGAATAGTTGACCAAATGCGTTGAATTCTTTTTTACCTGAGTGTTCGGCTTTGGCATCCTGTTGCTTGATGTACTCACCGCGGCTAACTTCACCAAGTCCAGCCAATTTGGCCAACTCGTTTAGTTCAGCTTCCATTGGATCTGCTTCTTCATAGGTAGGACCTTCTTGACCAGGACCGCCTTTGCCGCTCAACCATTTACCAAATTGTTTGGCTGTGTCAACAGCTTTGCCAACTACACCTTGTGGTGCAGGTTGTACTGGTTTTTGTACGCCAGGTACGTTGCCTGCGATTCCGCCTTTGTTGCCACCGGGTACATAAGGAGCTGACTCATCGGCCATTTGTTTTTTAGCATGGCTGTATACTTCCAGCATGTCGCGTAGGCGATCACTGCAAATACCAGTTTTCTTAAAATGCAACATGTCTTCCTGCATTGCAGAAATCATTTCGTCGAGGGTCATGTGTTGTTCTTCCATCATACGCTTGAAGTTTACGCTTTCAGCTACGTGTTGTGGAAGACCTTTGTGCTTGGTTGCAGCATAGTCATGAGTGGCTTTGGGTTTCATTGTGCGGGCAACTTTCTTCAGTTCAGGACTGGCGCCTTTAATTTTTTCGCCTTTTTGCATGGCATGAGCCATGCCCATGAAACGTTGTTGTGCTTGGCTAACTGCTTTCTCGTCAACCTTCTTTGCTTTTGGCTTGTGTTTGGTATGTGTGTCTTTGTGTACACGGCCAAACGGATCATGTCCTACAGCGTTTTTACTGGAGAATGGCAAGTTATCACTGCTACTCTTTTCGCCCGTGCTGTGTTTGCTTGGACGACCTTTGGCCTTTTTAGGAGCATTGGGATCACGACGTGGGTTTTTTGTCTGTGCTTTACGTGGGCGACCTTTGCCACCTTTGCTTTTAGGAGCATCTGAGTCATCGTCTTTTTCTAAGTCATTACTTGGATAACCTGGGTAGTCTGTTTTGGTATGTTTGGTTACACCATCTTTGTGTGTGGTTTGGCCTTCATCAAGTAAGTCATCCATGTCGCTTGGGTCAACACCAAGACGATAACAAGTTTCATCATGAGCATCTTCAGGTTCCATTACATGCTCACCTTTTTTGTTGTATGCTACCTTTGGATAAAGCTCTTGATATGCCTTAACTAAACTTTCTTTGTCAACGCTTTCGTTAGTATGGTCGCAACCACATTCACTTTCATACATGCCACATTCCATGCAGGTCTCTTCGTTCATCTTCTTACCAGCGGCAGCAGCTTTTTGGAAAGCCTTCTTGCCATATTTCTCACGACCAATTGCGGCAGCAACTGCACCTGCGTCTTTGACATCGCCCGTGGCGGCAATAGACTTTTCTAATTTCTTAAAGCCCATGTACTTTTCAGTCAATGTTTGCTCGATAGTCTGTACACCTTCCAGTATACTACCCTTGGCTGGAACACTGGCATATTCTTTCAGTGTAGGTGCTGTTGCCTTTGGAGCTTCTTTGGGAGTTAGTGCATCTAGTTTGCCTAGAATGCTGTAGATATTGTCGTGTGGATGATTCTTGCTCATAATTAACCTTTGGTTGGATCTGGGATTTTGTTTTGCTTGGTACCTTCAGGGCTGGTATTGCCTTGTGGTACTCGTTTAGCGTTGTTTGTTGTTTCGCCTTTTTTAGAGCCGGCATCGCGGACACCGTCTGCGTTTGTATCTTTGCCGGCTATTTCAAATTTGCGCGATTCTAATTCTTTGAGCAAGCCACTGATACGTGTTTGTCCCACAAGACCTTGTCCTTCTGTGGAACCACCCAGATCTTCTTGATCCAGTAATGCACCTTTTTCAGCATCGGCATTTGGTGCTTCAGCTTCATCGGTGAACTCGGCTTCATTTAGATTGCGTACATTCATCCAATCAGGATTGATCTGAGCACGTTCTCTAACTACCTGTGCAATTTGTATGGCATTGGCTGGGTAAGCAACTTTGACATCAAATTGCCAGCACTCACAGGCGCCGCCCCAGTTTGGAAACTCTCTGTGTTCTTGTATTGGTAAACTCTTGATGGCACTGATGCTTTCAAGTTGGTATGTGTCCAGAGCGTTTTTAATTTGCTCTAAGCAATCTTTTGGGTTAATATTTGCCATCTTGATACGGAACTCATGTGGTCTGTTCAATTCAGCAATGTATTGTTGGAATGGCTTCATCTCTATATTCCTATATATCGTATATTTATTCTTTTTTGGCTAATATTGTTTTTAGCAACTCGTTACGGTCCAACACAATTCCGTGTCCTTCAACTGCTTGTTCTTCAGGAGTACCGGCATCTTTTTTGATCTGATGGTCCAAGCGGGCTTTGGCCAGCTGTAACTGTACCATTTTTAGCTTTTTATCCAGTTTGGCTGTTTTGGCAGTGATTGCATGTCCCAGTAGTGTACCTGCTGTTTGCAGTATAACTCCACTGAATCTGGGTTCTACATTCATGCCCAGATCGATTAGATCTTCGGCTTTTTCTTTGGCCAGTTTGGCCAATTCGTCCAGCTCATTGTCACCGGTTTCTAAGTCACGCACAGTGGGCAGAGCTGCATCAATTTTGTCAATGGCCAGATCAACTTCTCGAATCAGTTGCTGATTGTCGGCTATAGTTTGTTCAGTTTCCTCAACTGTGGCATCAGCAGAAGGCAAATTGAAAAGTTCTTCTAATTTTTTAGTCATATCAATATTTATTTGACATAGGCCGCGGCCAATTTAGAAGTAAACTGGGATCTTTCTTCGGGAGTTGCAATGCCCAGCAGTATCAGAGTATATATTTTTTTGTTTTTGGTAATTACCATGGCTTGGCAAAATTTTGCTGTTTTTCCGCGGCCGGTTTTATTGATCAGTATTCCGTTGATAGCAGACAACAAATCCAAATTAGAATTTTGCAGATATGTATTATTGATCAATAACTGTTTGGTAGACGTGACCGATTGTATTAATCCGTACGATAATGTTGCTAACAACAATTTATGTATGTCTGTAGCTGTGGATAAATTGGTTTGACTATCACCGCTGGGATCAACAAAGTTAGTGCAAAGCATTCCTAATTGCTGTGCCCTGTTGTTCATTGCGTTAATAAACCCATCTCTACCAGAGCTATAGTTTGTGGCCAATGTTTCAGCAGCAGCATTATCGCTGCTGATCAACATAGACAACAACAGTTCGCTTTGTGTATAGTTTCCCGGAGGTAATTCTGTTGGTAAATTTTTTTCCAACGGCACCGTTCGATTGAGATCAGGATTGTGATCTAAAAAAATCATAGCCGACATTAGTTTGGTAATACTGGCCAATGGTCGGAGTGTGTCTACATTAACTTTGTAAGGTATTTCGTTGTCAGTTGAATTGCAAACCCAGATACTGGGTTTAGATAGATTGGTCATACCGTATTTATTTACGGCCGCCGCCCATTGCGTAGATATCGCTTTCGGTAATTACACGGAATTTTAAGTTGTGTGCTTGGCACCAGGCTCTTGCGGCTTCCCATTTGGCCATGTTGAGTATGGCGCTTGCTTGTGCTCTGGGACTTTTGCCAGCTTCTTGTAGGCTGGTTTCTTTTAGAGGTTTTACTTCAATTACTTCGGCATGTTGCTTGCCGCCGGCATCCATATAGGTCATTAGAAAGTCTGGAACATATATGGTGTTCTTGCCTGTCAAGGGATTGCGATAATTGATGTGTACTGCTTCACTTGCCCATTGCAGTACTGAAGGATTGTTGTCACAAAAGGTCATGAATGTAAATTCCCAACTGCTGCGATAGGTAGGCGTTTTATTGCCCACATACTTGGCCGGATTCTGCAACTGAAATTTGCCTTGTGCGTATTTGCTCATTATGGAAGAATACTACGACTGATATAGGGACTGGTTGTGCTGGCGGTTTTAATTCCGATGATACTGGTAGGTACACGATTGAAATTTAAAAAAGCGGCAAGATAGTTGTTGAGTTGGTTTGGATTCAATGCTTGAAAATCACTCATCACTTGCATTGGATCAATATTTTGTGCTCGAGCTGTGTATATAACTGCGGCTGCCAGTGCTCGTCCGCTGGCGGCATTGCCGGTGTATTTTTCAAAGTAAGCAACGATTGCATCATCGGCAGCACCAATTGAAAAGTCTCCAGCAAAAAAATTGTTAAAAAATTTGTTGCCGTTGTTCTGTGTGCCAGATAAATTAGGAGCCTGTATATTGGTTGCAGTGGTAATTTGATTAGACATAGTTTATTAAGGAATAACGTCCCCACCAGAATTGTAATCACTGAACGGATTAAGAGATGATAAATTATTTTGCAGATCGCCAAACGCATTGGAAATGCCCTGACCAAGTGGGTTCAGTGCAGAAGAAATTTGACCAGAAAGATATTGACCGGCCTGCGTAGATAAATTGTTAACGCCTTGGCTGATCGCTCCCATGGCAAATTTCATAGCCATGTTTTCCACTGTAGTCAATGCTGCTTGAGGATTGGCAATGGCCTGAGCTGCCAGTCCAAGTATCTGAGTGCCTTCAGGACCAAGACCACTGGTAATGCCTTTGATAATTCCAGCCTGTAGGGTACTTGCCGCCGATCCGGCCAAGGCCACTGTGGCCTGTTGAAGTTGCTGTCCAATAATGGCTTGATTGGTAATACCATTGGTCAAACTGCCCAGTGCCGGCAATGCAAATCCGCCACTGTTGGGACTGACTGCGGCATTCAAATTGGTAATGATTCCAGCAACTGTGCCAAAGCCAGCGGACGCATTGATCGCTCCACTGTTTGGCAAAGGAATTACTGATCCACCAGCTGTGCCTAAATTGTAGTTGGCCAAGTCTGTTATAGTGCTTGGAGCTGTCTTTGCAGTTGGAGTACCACCAAGTGGTGTAGGAGTTGTGTCATAGTGCAGATCAATAAATCCGCCAGCGGTGTTTGAAGTTACATAACCGGTTTGATATTTCACTGCTTCATACTGTATCTGCATACTGTGTTCAAGTAGGCCAGCATCGCCACCATTGGCGTGATCACCGTGTTTGAACTGTGTGATAGTGGGATTGACCAATTCGTATTCGTCAAATTGACCTTGATACAAACTATAAATTCTTATGGCCTGTATGTATTGATATTCTTGATAGGCATTGGACGAATTATAACTGCCAACTGGTCGAGGGCTGTATCCCCAATCAAATGTTGGACGTTCTTGATACTTGTGGATTATATCGTAGGTGGCATCGGCATAGTCACTGTCGCGATAAAAGAAGCTGTAGTAGTCGTACCAGAAACTTCTCACGTTGTCGGCTTGATCGTCGTGGAATACTATGTTGATTGGGTCGTAACTGATCTTGTGTTGGCTGATATTTTTGCGATTGTATGCGTTGTGTACTTTGGTGTCAACTGTGAATTTTGGCAAATTAACACTTTTAACAATCATGCCCAGTTCTTGTGCCGAAGTATTGCTTACATTTGTGATCAGCGGATTAAAATCAAATTCCACATAGAACAAAAATCCATATTTGGGACTGAGACGGAAATTGCCATCTTCAAAAATTCGCGTGGCATGTTGGTAACTTCTCAAAATCGTCGTGGATTGAGGACTTTGAGTTTGATTTGAAGCGGGGTTAATAGTGTCTACGGCCATACTAATATTTATGAGATAAAAAAACCCGGATTTTTATGTCCGGGTTTTTGAGTAAACTTAAATCTATTAAGCTGTTACTGTACCTGTTCCGCCTGGTGTCAATGTCTGACTTGTTACAGTTGTACCAACACCGCCGCCTTTGGTTTGAATTGCATTGTCAAAGCGTATTGTCAATGCGATTGTAACAGGATCGTTACTGCCGTAGGCCATATCACCCCAGTCAACTTGGCTCAAGAAACAGCCATCCAGTTCCCATGCTTCAAGAGTATTAACTGTTGTGGTTCCATTACCGCCATCCAACATTTCAAATACCAATTGGAATTTGTAATCGTTTCCACTTGGTGCTGATGCTTGTTCCAGGAAGTCAAATTGCTTCTGTACTTGCTCGCCAACCAACTTGGTAACAGCACCGGTTGAGTCATCACGCAAGGTAACAGTGGTTTCTTGCCATTCTGGTTTGCCTTGGAAATACAATTTACTGTTATAAACATCCAGAGTCTGTGGGTTAAAATTCACGTTTGGACGCTTGATATCGATAACTTGTTTTGTTAATTCTGTTGTTGGAGTACTTACACCAAATAGATTAAATGTCGCACGAAAGCGAAATTTTAGTTTTGGCATCAACAAACCTTGTGAGCCGGCACTTTGGTTTGTTGCTAATGGTACTGTAAAGTTAGTTAAACTTGCTACTGGCATATTATTCTCCTGTTACTCTTATTTATCCGTTTAGCTCGATGTGGTGTTTAGCTGGGCAATCTGACCTGGGTTATAGATCGCAATTGGAATGTAGATAAACTCAACATCCTTCATTGGCTCGATTGCTACATCTACATACAATTGATTGTTGGCGATTGTGGCAGAAGTGTTGTTGCTACTGTCGCAAATTACCAAGTAATCGTATAGACCACGGTGTGCTAAAACGTTATTAAGAGCACTTTCAATCTGACTTGCAATTGATTTACGTGTTACTGCATCGTTTGGTTCAAACAAATAACCATTTGACACACTGGTAAAGATTGTACGCAAGTAGTTTTCTAAACGAACAACGTTTACACGGTTACGTGCTGTTGTGCTACCACTGCGTGTCAACTGACCCCAGATAACCAAACCTGTGCCAGGCAATTGTGTCAATGGATTAATACCCAATGTAAACAACGCATCACGCAGACCTTGGCTAACAGGATTCTGTACAAACTGTCCAGTTGCGCCGTTGATGTAACCAATGTTGCTCATGTTGCTGATCAAGCCGCGATTGATACCTGCTGGTGCGAACCATGGGTAGCTGACCTGATCATTGTATAGGTATGTACGCAATACTGCATGACTGGCTGGAACTACCACTGTGTTACCTGCCAAATCATTTGTTTGACCAGCTGGATAGTACAAAGCCAAATAAGGACTTGCACTTGCATCGCTTGGTAAACCTGTACCACCGACGTTGTTGATCCAATTGGTAATGTCAACTGTGTTTGGTGCCAATTCCATTGGTGTATCACCGATAACAAACGCTGTGTCTCCGCGGTTGTCATTCAAGGTCAACATGTTAGGAATCAGTTCTGGATAACCAGGAGCCACAATCAAGTTGAATTTGTAAATGTCGCTCAACACCTCCAAGTTGCTGTCAACAGCACTTCGCAATGCACCAACTACTGCAGCTCGTTGTGCCATAGAACCGGCTTTCATTACACCATTGACATCCAACCCACTGGCTGTTTGCCAAGTGCTGGTGACTGTTGGTAATGAACCACTGGCACCAGGTACTGCTGGTAAATTTGGAAAGTTGGTTGCTGTGAAATAATTTGTCACAAAACGTTTGATATTGTATCCCGAACGACGTGTGTTGAACAACAATGTACCACGTGGATACAAACGATAGTCCGGAGCATCTTGATCCAAATAATCACTACTATTCAGACCAGTATAGCCGCCAACTGGTGGAAAATCTCCACTGATTGGATCACTGGTACCATTGCTGTCCCAACGAGCATCGGCAAAAATAATGCCATTGTTGGTGATATGATCAGTGTTGTCAATCGCCACCCATGCACTACCAGTAAAACGTGATAGACTTGGATAGTTTTCTAAATCGCTACTGTCTAACCATAGATCACCAGGTTGTAGTGTGTTGGCCGAGCTGTTGCTCACTGGCTGAGTTGCACTAACAATGACTCCGTTGGCATCACAGGCACTTAGATTGTAACCGCGTACATCCCGGGTAACATTTAGATAACCTCTCCAACCTGTGCCGTCATTGATCATGACGTCAACATCAGCTGGGTTGCTGTAGTACCATAGTGTACCATCTGCTGGATTACCAGTGGGTTGCATTGGCGTATATTGTACAGTTTGTGTTATATTTTTCCAATTGGAAATGAAAACTACTCCCTGTGTAACAGTAAATCCAACGCCTTGTCCACTAACAAATCCGGCATTTTCCAGCGGAG